GATGGTTTTCCACAAGCAGATGTCGTTTGTCATCGTTATGTACCTAAGATATTAGAGAGTTTGCATCAAAAGAATATGACACATTATATAGATGCTTCACGATGTGAAATATTGGGTGAGATTGACGGTATTCCAAGTGGTCCACCTACTTGTGATGTTCGTAAAGCTTACATGCATGATATTGTGAAGACCACATTTGGTGATTGTGGTTACCGTAAGCCTTCTTTTAAAATTGGTTGGATTAATGGTAATTATCAACAACCTTTTCAAGATAATGTTAAACATATTACCCAAACACCATTACGTGTAGATCCAAAATTATTGGATAAAGCTATTATTAGTTTTTTGACTAAGATTAAGGATGGTTTATCTAAAACAAAACACTTTGATCAGTATAAGTATGAACCACTTTCTGATTATGAGGCTATTAATGGAATTCCAGGATGTAAATACATTGATGGAATTAAATTTGGTTCTGGTGGTGGATTTGATATGTTTACTAAGAAAAGTGTACACATATCCTATGCCACAGGAAAATTATCCTGAAGGTGTCATGTTTACGGATGAAGTTATGGACCATATTCGTGTTATTGAAAACAATGCGAAAAAAGGTATATTAACTTGTCCTATATTTTGTACACATTTAAAGAGTGAAGCTAGACCTGAGGTTCCATTAACAGATGACGAATTAATGAATACTTCTAAGTTTGATGGACCTTGGGAGGATAATGGAGCTAATAATCCTAAGACGCATAAGGTTAAACCACCTCGTGTTTTCAATGGAGCTCCTGCTGCGCATGCTCATGTTATGCGTAAGTTGTTTTTGCCATTGGTTAAGATTATTCAGGATGATAGTTTTATATTTGAGTGTGCTGTTGGTGTTAATGCTCAATCTGGAGATTGGGAAGAATTTCGTAAATTTTTAACAGCATTTGGATTAGAACGTCTTTTAGCTGGTGATTTTAAAAAGTTTGATAAAAATACTCTTGCAATTATGTTGTTAGGTGTTTTTAAATTATTTATTGAAATTGTTAGATTTCTAAAGGCTAATAATATTTGTGTATTTGAAACTTTAGGAGTTGATACTTCTTTCCCTCTTATTTATATCTGGTATAC